TGATTGCGTGTTTCAATATATAAGATACGCATGTTATTTTTATCAACCCTCTAAGCCAAACAAGAAAAAAATATCCGAATTAATAAAGGCCATACCCTTTTTTATGACCGAAGAAGATCAGACCATTTTATTTGATATCATCGTAACTAATCCTATAAATTGTTATTATGATAAATCCGAGACAATGAATGAATACGGATATTTACTTTATAAGAAGTTCAATACCGTAAAAAAGAAACACATAAAAGATTATCATGAATATAAAAATGAAATCTTTCCGAAAGAAGAAATGTATAAACAAAGGCGAACACACAATATTTTTTTTATATGCATTGTTGTTTTAATATTTTTTTATATTTATAAAATTAAATGACACCTCAGTTTACGATTCTTTTGATTACGGGAGGTCTTATGTATAACACCTATTATGACAATTTTATTTTAAATAACTTTAAACAATATACAAAATATTATAAAATAGGATTAATTGCAGTCATGAGTATAGGAGTCTTGCTTATCATGAATAGAAACCCCGCTGAAAGTTGGTCTTTAATGAATGCAGTAAAGCAATATATTAATGTTGTCCCAATAGATAGAAATACAAAGGATATGATACAGCCCTTTTTAAGTAAGGGAGACCCATCGTCTCAGAGAATAGAAACTTCTGGCAAGTCATCGAGCAAGCGAAGCGTGAGTGAGACAAAAAAGAAATATGTGGCCGCTCATCAAAATTGGAAGTGTCAAAAGTGTAGACAACAACTCACGGCGTGGTTTGAAGTGGATCATGTAAAAAGACTGGATCAAGGAGGGACGAATGATATAAATAATTTGGTTGCTTTATGTAGAAACTGCCACGGAGAAAAAACTTCAATGGAGAATATTTAATCTAATAGTATAACAATGGCCTTATTGTCAAATACTATTATTTTTGGAGTATTGTTTTTTATTCTTATGCTTGGATATTATATATTTTATGCGAACCCTTACCATATAGTAGACCTTTTTAAAATACCCCTCATACTTATATACGTGTTTACTATTTTTTGTGCGATCATTTTTATGGAAAGACAAATAAAATCAACTACGATTCAGTTTGGAGACCTTTTTACCGAATTCTCCTTTTATTTTGTAAAGTATTCTAAATTCGTTATTATTTTAGTTGCGCTCGCATTCGGTACCTATTTTATCTATAGAGGGATTGCCCATACATCCGTATATCTTTTAGATTATTCATTATGGGCGACATTAGGGTTATTAATTATTATTTTAGCATTATTAAACAAATATTCAGGCGAAGACGGATCCTTTGACAATCCTGTACTACAGATCGTAAAGGATATTATCATGTATATCCCATGTTTACTTACAGACCTTATTGAGTTTGTAAAGAAAGATTACAATGACACTCCCACAACAACCTTTATCCTTTTCGTCATTTTGTTTATCTATGTACTATTTGTTTATTTGATACCAGAAATAAGTAAAGAAATGTATAAAAATGACGGGGTTTTGTTAATCGATAAGCCCGTCTATTTAAATACAAACATTGTATCTTTATCACGAGTCGAACTAAATGAAAAAATTCTAAAATCCCTACCTTTTTATGATAGATGGGTACACAAATTATTATTAAAACTGGAGTCTTTTAAAATGCCTGAAAAAAAGGATGTATCCGGCAACCTTATCGATTTGTCGGGTTCGCTTATGGATTTGTCAGGAAATTTTAATTATTTAAAATCAAAATACGGAACGATAGAATCGTTTACCTCTATTATGAATGAAGATGCTCAAACGGTGAATAATTGGATTAAATACCTGAAAATTTCGGAACAGGATATTTTAAAAAAACTATTTAAAGAAGATCCTTCCATACAAAAAGACGTTGATCGAGTCGCCTTTTTATGGGACAATCGTCCTGAGTTATTAAGAGCCTATATTTCTTATTTAGTGCTTAAACACCCGGAGTTATTAAGTGTCGTAGATAAAATGGAATTGGTCTATTCCGCTACCGCAGCATTAGGTTATACGGCGTTATCCGCGCCTTCTATCTTTTTTGGCGATTCTATCACAACTGGAAACTTGTATCATTACTCCATCTCATGTTGGGTATTTTTTAATACAATAGAGACCACTAAAAAGCAAACGATCCTAACATTTGGATTGAAGCCGTCACTATATTACATGCCAGAAAAGGGCGAACTGATCGTTGAAGTAAAGGATAAAAATGTTATAAAAAACAAGTTTAATAGACCGACTACGATTTACAAAACAAACAACATTTTATTTCAAAGGTGGAACCACATCGTAATGAATTATAATTATGGACAATTCGATTTGTTTATCAATAATAATTTAGTATCTACAACGAACATTGTTCCGTATATGTCGTCCCAAGAAATGTTAATCGTTGGTTCGTCTGATAACGATAATGTAGGCGGAGTTTGCAACATGAAATATTACAATATACCCTTATCTGCATCTAAAATAAATTCTATTTATACAAAATTTCATAATAAAACTACACCTATTTAATTTATTATAGTAATATAATGGAAGTTAGTTCGTTATCTTCAATTATAGTTATTCTTATTATCATTTTTGGAGTTTATTTAGTTTTTACTGACCAAGTTCAAGGTAGAGTTAAATTAGTATTGATTGTATTTTTAGCCGTTTTATCCATATTTATTTTAGGTAATCTTTCCTTGTTTAAATCTTATAAACCCATATTGGATTCACCTGCTTCTGCTGATTTGGAAATTGTTTATCCTGCAAATAAATTGCCGGTGATTACTTCAACTTACTCCTTAAGCACATGGATATATATTCAGGATTGGAACGTAGGGTTTGGTAAAGAAAAAAATATTATTCATTACAATTTATCTGACGGAAAATCTACCTCATTGTCGCTCGACGGATATGACAATAAATTAATTATAAAATATTATACATTTAGTAATTCAGGAACAACCACAAAGGAAGAAATAATTAACATTGAAAATATTAACATCCAAAAATGGGTAAATATAACGGTATCGTTTGATACAAATAATACAGACACCTACATTAATGGTAAATTAACAGATACTCATATACATAATGATCCTTTATTCATGCCAAAGAATCAAGGAGAAATTAAATTATGCAAAGATAATGTAGGATTTTCCGGACAAATCTCAAACACTAGATATTATAACAAAATAGTCCCGCCACAAGAGGCTTGGAATATATACAAGGGAGGTTTTAGCGATAATTTATTTGGTAATTTATTGAATCGTTATAACGCAACCTTTACATTTTATCAAGATAATAATCCAGTTGGTAAATATATTCTAATATAATATAATGAATAATGCAAGAAATGCTAAAAAAAATAGTTCAAATAAACCCGCAAATTCGGCCAAACCAAATTCAACGATAACTAAACAGGTATCAAATGCTTTTGAAAAAACAAAGGAGATTGGCGAAAAGGTAAAAGAGGGTGTGATTAACATAAAGAATAATGTCGTAGAGAAGGTTGCAGATGTAAAAAACGGCATCAAAACCGGAGTGTCAACCGGCGTGTCAACCGAATCTAAGGTTGCAACATTATCCACTGCAGGCGCCATGTTAAAGAATTTTACCGATTCGAATACCGCGATTACCCGGTTTGTATTTATTATAATTGTCTTTTTATTGTTTGTCGTATTATTTAATTTTGGAATTCAACTCATTCAAAAGTGGGTAGGCAATGATCCCGATCCTTTTATCATAAATGGAATGGTTTTATCAAATAATACAAAGGTCGTTTCATCTAATCCAAATGTAGAGAATTCGGTACCTATTTTACGTTCTATTAATGAAGAATATGGTTTAGAATTTACCTGGAATGTTTGGTTTTACGTCGATAAAATAAACAAAGACTCCGGGTCTTATCAACGCATCTTTTCAAAAGGAAATAACGAATCAAATACGACAGGTGTTAACCCGCTTTTAAAAACTAACATAGATAAAAAAATAGTAAACGCTTCACCTGGGTTATTTATCACCCAACAAGACAACTCGACTATATTACCTTCTAGAATACCGGCTAAGACAACAGAGAGTCAAGTAAATCTTTATTTTGTATTAAACACCTTTAAAAATAAGGACACGGTACAAGAATACGCCGAGACAATTACCATAAATAATATCCCGATTAAAAAATGGGTATGCGTTACCATGCGCGTGGAACATAAAACGGCAGATATTTATATTAATGGAGTATTAACTCAGCGAAAAACATTTTTAAATTTGCCGAGACAAAATTATTACGATACTATTATAGGTGATAGTGAAGGGTTTAGCGGGTTTATTTCTTCCTTGCGTTATTATAGCCGTGCATTAAATTATGAAGAAATACAAAGTGTATTTGGAAAGGGCCCCAATCTAAAGTCCGTAGATACTTCTTCCGGAGGTGTTATGGATTACTTATCTATCAATTGGTACCTTAGACCTTAGGTCTCAGGCATTAGACCTTAGACCTTAGACCTTAGACTTATAAAGAAAATATAATCTTAATAATGTTATATTTACACACATACTAATTAAACCTGCTACAATAAGTGAAGTATCGCTTATAAAATAACCATGTGAAAGCCAAAGAAAATTGGTGGTTAAAATGAGTAATAAAGAATAAAAAGATAAATCCTTCACACTTTTGGTGCGATAAGTTTTGTATAATTGAGGGAATAATTGCATGCAATTTACGATTGGGGCTAACGTTGCTACAAGTATCGGTATCATTATATATTAATTCTTTTTAAAGAAGGATGTAATCGGCGTATTTCCAGCCTTTACATTTTTGTCCTTTCTTAGATAGGTTTCAAACAATATCTTTTCAACCTCTTTATTATGCATTTGTTGAGATTTTTTTACAAACTTATCATATTCCATCGTATCTTTCAACGTGTCTAGTTCATTCATAAAGGAAACCTTTCTTCTCCTGAATTCTTTCATTTTGTATAAAACCAAACCATAGATCTGTAATACGGGTTTCATGATTTGGTTTGATATGTAAAAGCCGTAGTCAATCTTTAACTGATTGTCTTTAATAAACGCAGGTGTCTCTATTTTTTCTCCTTGTAGTTTCGCGCCGGGGTTTACGATATAGACATACGGGATACGGTCTCCGGGCGACGGTTTATTTCCGGGATCACGCACGCCAATTCTCTCCGCTAAAACGTTATGCGCGATTGCCTTTGGATTTTTATAAAAGGATCTGATCGACTTGCTGATAATTAACTTTTCAATCGGTACCTTTTTATCAGATATCATGGTGAGCATACCGTGAAGAAACTCAATCGATTTATCAATGTTTTTATCCTTCAT